GGACTTGACCGGCGAGTTGTTGCATCTGCTGTTGGAGTTGTTGGTTCTGCTGTTGAAGCTGCTGAATCTGCTGCATGATCTGTTGTTCACGCTGCATCCTCTGGTTGATGATGTCGAAGGGTTCCAGTCTGCCGTTCTGAACCGCGTACCGCACCGCCTCACCATCGATGAGCGGCATTCCGGTTGTCGGATCCGCCGTGGCAAGGAGATTGAACGCCGTTTGAATCCAATATTCGCGGTCTGTCGGCTTCTCGACGCCGATTTTGACCGCAATATCGAATTTCGGGACGTATTCCTCCATCACCTGAACGGTGATTTCCTCGCCCGTCGTCGGGTCGATCAACGTCGCCTCGCTTGGCATCGTGTTGATCAATCGGCTCCGGCTGATGCTCACTTGCCGCCCCGTCACGCGCCCGATCCGCTCGTCAATGTAAAATTGCGCCATGTTGGCGATATACTGCTCGAACACTTCCTGCAGCGCGTCCTCGATCAGTTGAGACGCTACGGTGAGACGTGCATTAGCGGCTCCGATCAACGCTTTCGCCTGTTCGCCGCTGGTGACGTTGGGGTTGGCCTGTCCATTCGCCGAATCGAACTGCCCTGGAATCTTTTGGAGCATTTCCTTGTAGTATTCGAGCATGTTGAACACGGTCTGCGGGACATTGACGCCCTGCATTTCTTTAACTCCGTCGATCCGTGCTACTTCGAGCATCGCGCCCGGCAAGCTTCGATCACGCCGGAAACGCTCGATCTTCGGGATCGCGTCCGGCTCGTACAAGATGCCGCTGTTTCCTTGCTTCGCCATCGTCTCCACGGCGATTTCCGCGAACTTGTTCAGCATGATCTGCGGCTTGATCATGTCCCGCATGTAGCCTTTGCCCCATGGGTTGTCTTCGTCGGGGAAAAGAGTGCGAGCGACAATCGGGTAATGGCCGTGATCGTACACGTAGGATTTGTGTTCGAGGAACACGCCGCCGACCGTAACGTATAGGCAATGAATACCGTTCATCGTCCCTCTGGCTTTTGCCAGCGCTTCGGACGGGTCAAGGCCTTGCGCGAGCTTTTCTTGCGCGATCTGGTTAAACAACTCGCGATCCTCTTTGGTCATGATCTTAGGCTTGCCTCTGTACCAATACTCGATCAGCCCGGCCGTCTTGATGCTTCCGCTCCCTTCACCGGGCATACGGTCGGCCGTAAATCCGCGAACCGAGTATTCGTTCTGGTCGAAGATATGCACGTCCGCCTCATCCATGTCCGGCTGCACCTTTTTGCCCTGCTTCGGCCAACGCTCCCGGAAGTATTCGAGCGGCTTTCGAAAATGAAACATATGCGCCGCGCCTTTTTGCAGGTCAATAAAGTCCCTTATGCGCGGATCAGGGAAAAACGTTGCAAAGTCGATAGGCAATATGTCGTTCTGGCCGAAGTACCGGTACATGCCGGAACCGCCTTCGACGGTTGGATCATAGACCACCTTGTAAATCAAGGGTCCGTGGATGACCATCCGCCTGACAGCCCGTATATGCTTCTGCTGGAACTTGATACAGCGCAGTTCATACGGCATGTAGGCGTTTAAGTCAGCGGCTTTTTCCTCGTCCCCCGGCTCCTGCGGCTCGAATTCCGGGTAAGGCATCCAACTGCACAGCTTCGACGTGATGCTCTCGACTTGGCTCCAAGCCACGTTGTCCACGCTGTTCGGGCGCATCTGACTGACCGACTCCGGCCGAAGTCCGTGCCAATGATCGCCACGGTAGAAGCGCTGCTCCTGCCGCCAGATCGGTTCGTATTTCTGGCGCTCGGCCTTGAAATACTGGTAGTCGTTCAGCGCCATATCGACAAGTTTTTGCTGTTCCGGCGTGTTGATCGGCTCGTTCTGCGCTTGTTCGTCCGACCCGAACACGCCAGCAAACTTTTCTTTTGCCTTTTCGATGATCGACGCCACACCGTCACCCCCTTATACAAAATAAAAAAGCGCATCAATGCGCTTCTTCCTCGATCCCCGGATCATCATAAAAACTCATCGGCCTTCTGCTTTCCCGTTCCTCTACCATTAGCATACCCTTGTTCCGCCGATACTCTCCGTAATCCCGCGCCATCAGCTTATCCGTCAGAACGTCGATCATGTGTTGTTGACGCACCATCACAACCATGCAAACGATACTGATCGCTGCTATGGTGATCCCGGCGCATATAAGCATCAAGGTTAATGCGTCCATCGTCTCACCTCACCAAAAGCCGTCATATCCGACGCTGTATTCGTCTATATCCTCGTCGAACCGATGCGCCGGCGTCCTGTGCTTGTCCTCACGCTCAACAGGCGGCAGCGCGTGGATGATCTCACCCGCCATCGACGCCGTGTCCACCTGGTCATCATTCTTCCCGCGCGGGAACGACAGCAGTTCATCCTCGTAGTCCGTCAGCCACGGCGCACCTTCGCGGTGGTAGACCATGCCAACCTCGTACCGCGCGGCGATCACGAGCGAGCGCGTTACCTTGTCCTTGTCAACCTTGATCGGCCGCACGGTCATACCTTCCCGGCGCATCTCTTGGATCAGGTTGGTTCCAAACGTCTTGTCCTCGACCGCCTGAAAACGCGGTCTGTACCTGTTCCGCAGTTCGCGCATGAGCGGCTTTTGATCCGGCCCCTCAATGTGTGTGCGATACACATCGTACAGCAGTAGATCATGCTCCGGTGTGACGTACCACGTGGACACTACAAAGTAGTCGTTGATCGTCTTTGTCGAATTGGCCGTGTCCACCGTCTGGAAGCACCATAGCGACTCTTTGCGATAGCGCCTCTCCACGTCGCCGTGAAGCACGAAATACTGCTGATTGCCGATGGTTTGTTCGGAAAAGTACCGGAAGTATTCGCGTTTGAATATCGTTCCTTCCGCCGCGCTCGGACGTTGCTGATACAGCGCGTTGAAGACGTATGACCCAACATCCTGCCGAATCTGACTAAGACGTTGGAGGTCAAACCCAAATTCCGGCCATAGCGGCTCTCCCGGCTTGCGGCCAAGATAGTCATCTTCCTCCGCTATCGCCGGAAAGTTTATCACCGTCCACCTGTCGCCGGTATGTGTGCCTTCTTCGATTTCTTCGCGTTCCTTTTTAAGGAGCCTGCCCACAAGATCATCTTCGTGCCACCGCGTCATGACGATGATAATACGTCCGTCAGGCGTCAAACGGGTGTAAAGGGTGGATTGATACCACTCCCATATCTTCTCGCGCATGACCTCGCTGTTGGCTTCCTCGGCGTTTTTAACCGGATCGTCCACAATGGCGATTTTTGCGCCACGGCCTGTGATCGGTCCGCCTACGCCTGCGGCTGTCACACCGCCACGATGCCCGGCAATCGTCCAACTCTCTGCAGATTGGTTATTGCGGTCGATCTCCACGCCAAACACGTCCTGATGCTCTATCAGCGTGTCACGCGCGATACGCGAGAATCCGCGCGACAGGTCGATGCTGTATGATGCGAGTATGATCTCATCATTAGGATTGCGCCCGACATGCCACGCCGGAAACTTTTTCGAGACCCGTTCGGACTTGCCATGTCGCGGCGGCATCGCCACGATCAGGCGCTTTATTTTGCCCTCGGACACGTCTTGCAGTGCCTTGTCCAGCACGTCCAGATGCTTGCCCGGTTTGTCCTGGAATCCGCTGTCGTAATCCATGAAATAGGAAAAATCCACATAGGCGCGAGCGGCGCGGACTTGTTCAAGGGTCGGTATGCTTCTTTTTGCCGTCAACACCGCTCACACCATCCCGTTTCACCATGATGCACAGCGCATGGCCGCGATGCTTGCCGTCGTCGTTCGCCCATGCTGCCGGCACAGGCCGGCCGCACACTTCGCATTTCGCCGTCCTTCCCAAGTCGATCATCATGCATCACCTTTCCGTTTTTTGAGCCACGTTTTGCGGCGGTACAAACGTCCGTATTCCGCACCCGGATCCATCCACAATTTCCATGGCAACAGGATTTTCCGTCGTTCAAGCGGATCGGCATTTATGACGAGACGACACAGTGTAGCGTTAATCCGGTTTCGGTCACCACAAAAGATGATCTCAGGATTGAGATAAAGCGGGCGTTCCTCTACTACACGACCATGCCGCTTTAGCTGTTGTGCATCGACAAATTCGTATATCACGCCTTTTTCTAGCAAAGAGGAGATGAGCGACCGCGCTTGTCTCACGGAATATTTTGTCGATTCCGCAAGTGCTGTGATCGTCATATATCGCCCGTCCGAATCCACAACAGCGTTCGAGTGCATTTCTGTACGTCCCATAATGGACATAAGAAAAGCGAGTTCCGATGTACTCAGATACTCGCTTTCTATGATGTAGTTCAGGTTTTCTGCAATCACTTGCACAAACCCCGCTGGGTTTCGCGGTGTCACATGTACGATCTTCATATTCTGTTCGGATGCCTTTTTCAGTTCCCGTGAAAGCGAATCTATGTCTATTTTCCGTTCCATATCTCGCTTTCTTGCATTTCTTTCCGCATCCAAGAAAGACTGTTGTAATGCGGTTTTTCCCACATTTTCACCACCTTTTCAGGTAGGAAATTTTTCGCCTACATGTAGGAAATTTTTATCCTACCTCAAAAGTACCTTAATCCCTTGTCTGTCATGGCTTATCCGGTTTTTAGGGTATGGTCGCTTCTCTCACTCTGTATATATAGCAGCGACGTGACCGAATCAGCCTCCACAATGTGGTAAATTTACCACACGAAAAAACGCCGTCTTTCCCTTTCGTATCAAGGGATTTCGGCGTTTCTGTGTTTCGGCTAATTCTTTCTCTATATATTATTCCTGCGTCTTCGACAATATCGCTTCCAGCTGCGCCAGTTCTGCCGCGCTCAGTCCGCGCAAATCGACGTGCTGCGCTGTCTCAAACGGTTTGCCGTCCTTGTTGCCGATGTTGTTGTCAATATCCTGTTTGTTCTTCCAACCGTAATTGTTGACCATGTTGAAAATGACACCGGCTGTGTTTCGGTTCGTGAAAAGCTGTTCCTCCGCATATGCTTGACACCGGAGCTTCGCCCTTTTGATAGTGTCAGAAAATTCGTCACGTTCTTCATAGTCCAAAAGCGTTTCCCTCGTTGTATCTAAAGCCAGCGCAAGACCGGTGATTGTGTACGGCTTCTTCTTCTTATCACAATTTGCAAAATACGCATCAATCATCTTTTGTAATTCCTCGGCAGACTTGAATTTCAACGGTCTGCCTGCATTACTGCGCTTCTTCTCGTCTGCCATCACCAAACACCTCCACCATGATCTCGTACATAACAAAAAAAGCCCGCGATATGCGGACTGTGATTTCGATATTGGGATGCGGGCAGGGATTTGCACCCTGCATGGCGCTATGCGCAATAGCGCCGGGCCCACCTCGTCATATGACCGCGTGGGTCCTCTCCTGCGTCTACCTATTCCGCCACCGCATCCCTATTCAGTTGACCGTCCATCTGGACGGCGACCGGGCTAACCCCGATCCCTCGTATCGGGCCGGTGGGGACCTACTGCCGCGTCTTGCGCGGGGTCAGTCCCGTATCTATTAGGCCCTGTGTGCGACCCCCGGAGCAAGGATCCCACGTCCGAATGACGCTGCCAGCATTACGCTGACCTTGCTGTTACCCGGCGCATGTCGCGATGTTA